AATATTTAGCGTGTAATCTGGGGATCTCTAAACTGTCATGATCTAATTTTTCATCATTTAGTTGTGAGTCTTTCTCCCACATGTCATTCAAAGTGTCTGGGTTCATACTTTCTTATTGTTCTTATCGGTTATCTCATACAGAGCATACTTGAAGTTAACCTGAGCTGTAAAGTAATTGATGTCAGTTGCAGATGCATCAAACTCTAGAGTGGTTAAGCTTGTTGGAAATATATTAAAGAAGTTAATAGCAGAGATTGTATTATAGTTACTATTCAGAATCAATAAACGAGCATCACTCATTTGTTTCTTAAAAGAACCTATCCTACCTTTCTCATCAACCGTCTCAATATAATCAAAAAATTCTCGTTGCTCTTTGGGGTTAGTAAGTCCCTTTAACCATTTGTAGATTTCATAATAGTTATCAAGATCTTCATTGACTAGGAAACTTAATTGTAAATCCCCAAACGTCATCTTATCACCAGGAATAGTATAGTCCTTTACTGGTGTCTGAATATCTCTTGTCCCAATACTAACTTCTGGTATAGAAGCCGATTGACAAAAGTAATCTACATTAGGTGTCCTACCAATAACAAATTTAAAACCTACGGGAGATAAAAAGTTTTTGTTAGCAGGAGAGAATAGGGATTGATCGTAAGCCATTAGTTCACGCAGGTCTCCGTATTATTTAGAGACATAAAAAAAGAGGGTCTTTCGACCCCCTCAAACTTAAAGTTTTCAGTGCATGGTTCTAATCGAATACGTTTTTACAGATTGATTTACACGAGGCGGGTAAGTCTTCACATTCTATGAGGCACTCAAAATAATCATCGATCTTCTCTATCGTTGCGGTATCTTCGCTTAATTGGGTCATACTACTATCGATCCGATTCCAACTGCCTAGTTGATTTTGCGAGACTATGTTATGCACGAGGCACCTCCCTTAAAAAATTGAACTCCATAACAAAATGATTTGGGTTCATCTTGCTCTCCAATTCTACTACTATGTATGGAAATTCGCACAGTATTTACCGATACATTTAACAAAAAGAAATGCCTACGAGTTTATACCTATAGCATAAATATTGTTTTAACTGTGAGGGTAGGAGTCGAACCTACAAGTCCCGCCAGAGACACTAGTTAAACAGACTAGAGCGTTTACCGTTTCGCCACCTCACAAAGAATCCCTAATCAGGGATTGCTTGCATGATACGTGTAACTCCTATCCCTCCACCACTTCTAGGGAAGAAGTCGAACTCAAGGAACTCTTCTAGTTCTTTTTCTACTCTTTCCTTACCAAATAATTTGTAAAGTAGATTAGCATATTCACCATCAGATATAGTATGGAATGTATCACGCATCTGTTTCTTATCAGTACTACGTTCAGCAGATCCAATAGTTTCCATACCATTTAAGATTACATCAATCTTTTTACTGGTTTTACCATCATCATACCTTGCCATATTCCAGAATGGAGATGTCCACTCAGGGAATTCTGTAATCATACCTGTTTGAATTTTTTCTTCATCGTCATGATCTAATTCTTCATGACCAAAAATTCCTGCCCATTTCTTATATGGTTTAACATGGGAATCCATAAATTCAATACCTAAGTGTGCGACTAAATCCTTTTCCATCTCTTCCAGTTCTTCTACACCACCGTGCATTTCAAACTCAAACATGGGAAAGATTACTTCATGTCTACCTTCAACTGGGTTTGGTTCTTGTCTGTATGAAGTGGATAAGCAAAAGAAACCAGGTACTTCTGGATTCTTAAGTAGTTCATATTCCAACCACATCTGTCCTGTCTGTGGTAACGGCCATACTTCACCGTTATATTCATAAGTTGCTACTGTTTCTGGATCTTCACAAGCAGCAAGGATACTTAAACGGTTCTGTGTATGTACCTCAAGGAAACCTCTAGACAAAAAAAATGACCTCAATAGGTCAAGTGTCTTAGTATACTTTTTTGGGTCAATTAGTGCAGTCATTATTTTTAGTCAAACTAGTTTATTTAGACAAAAAAAGAGACCCCGTAGGGTCTCTTTGTGTTGAATATGCAATATGAATTACATTAGGTTTGCAACTCTAACTCTTCTGTAGTAAGCGTTAGCGTTGAGGTTACCAGCTGCTTGTGGATCTGAATCAGATAGAGCAGCAAGTCCCTTAGCAAATGGGTTAAGAACCATTCCGTAACGAGTTTTAAACCCGATACGTGGTTGGAATGAATCCTGACCAATCGCTCTGTACATCTGGAGAGGTACATAAGGACAGTAGAATAATCCAGCATCGTATGCATTGGATCCTTTGTAACCAACAACGTAGTACTGATCAGAACTTACGTTAGCTGAATATGGGTCGATGTATACCTTGTAACGACCGTTGAGTGTTCCAACGAATGTGTTACCTGTGTCATCAACTTCTCCAAGTCCACCAGTTGCTCCAGTGATACCTGAATCATAGTCAAGAGTTCCACTCATAGCAAGAGCAGATGCAACGTCAGCGGATGTTACGATGATGTTGCCCTTCCCGCGACGAGTTTCCTGTGCGATTGCGTTGGCATCTCTTTCGATCTGGAATAGAAGACCTTTGAATTTCTCAACAGACCATCTACCATTACTGTCAACGTCAAGGTCGAATACACCTTGGTTTGCTACGTTTGCCTGAGCACCTGGCTTAGCACCACGGTAAACAGTACGTACAACTTCACGGTTGATTTCAGCAAGGATCTCTGTTGAAAGAATGTTTGCTAGTTCAGACTCGGCATCTAATCCGTGGATTGCTTTCAAGTCTTGAGCAAGTTCAACTGAGTAGTCAGCTCTTAGGGCACGACCTTTTGCTTCTACAGCAATACGGTCGATGCTGAATGCCATTTCCATGAAGGCATTACCAGCTTGTCCATCGCCTAGTCCTTCAAGATCGCCTGTAGAGAACTTGCTAGAAGCAAGGTCATAGTTAGTAGCAGTTGTACCACCACCAGTTGCGTCGTTGATAAGACCTGGGTTTTTCTCTGTAGTAGCTGTTGGAGGTGTACCACCTTTAGTACCAGAGAACTGAGCGTCTGGCTCATTGAAGAATGCTTCTCCACCAGTTTGGTTGGTGTAGCGAGAACGCATTGCGAAGATGAGTCCAGTTGGACCTGACATTGGTTGAACGCCAGCGATGTCATAAGCAATTAGCTTAGGCATAGCACGACGGATCAAGCTGATGAGGATAGGGTCGAAACCATATACTGCACCAGAACCTGTTGTCTGAGTGTTGATTGGACCAACGTTTGTTGGTGCCTCTGTAAGAACGGCACGTTCTTCTTGTAGTGCCTTCTCTTGGTTCTCCAAAAGAATTGCGGTTACCGACTTACGATAGTTGTCCTTAATTTCAGGAAGACCATCATGGTTAAGTACTGGTGCCCACTTCTCTTGGAGTTGTTCTGCATTAAACATGCTAGATACTCCGAAATTTGTTTTTTGGGTTTACAGTATTAGAGCCTCTTTGCCAGTTCAGCGACATAAGATGTCATTGATTCTGATAAAGGTGCTTCAACTTTTGCTGGCTCTTCAGAAGAGATTTCTTCTGCTACTTCAGGTGACTTAGCACCAAAGTAACTCTCTTTGATTTGTCCAAGCTTTTCACGATACGTCTCTTCAGTTTTGAACTCGACTGCTTCAGCTAGAGAGGTAAACTTGTCCTTCTGGACTTCAGCAAGTCCTCTGGATAGTTCTGTCAAAATCTCATTTTTACGATAGGTTGCTACCTTCTCATGCAGTCCAACGTTCTTCTCAACTTGTTCGTTAAGACGGGTCTCCATTTCATCAAGTTTCTCGCTCATCTCAGCAACTGCATCAAGCTTCTCATCTGGAAGATTGATGTTGCTTTCAACGAACAATTTCTTTAATCCACCCATGAATGCTTCGGTGACTTCAGCACGAAGACCTGCTTCTACAGCAAGTTCGTTCTCAGTCATCCACTCTTCACAAGCATATGAGAGGAAATTCTCTACGCGACCAGCGAACTCTTCTTTGATCTTTTCAAGTTCTTCACCAATTCTGGTCTCTGCGGTTTCCTTAAGTCCAGCAACTTGCTCTTGTACCTTAGCATGTACAGCGGCTTCAAAAACAGTTGTTGCTTTCTTTTGGAATTCTTCGTCAAGATCGGCACCTGCAAGTACAGCAGCGATGTCCTCTTTGACTTCTGTTTCGGAGATTGTCTCTCCTTCTTTTTCTACATCATCAAAGATCTTAGCAGAAAGTCCACCTGGAAGACTAGGTGAAGCACCACTTGGCTTTGTTTGAATTGTAGAATCTTTTGTAGCACCTACAGGAGCAGCGGCTTTTGCGCCTACGTTATCTGGTCCTTCAGGCTTTTCTTTTGTGCTTCCACCGACTTCGATAGCACTATTTTTTAGGTCGGATTTCTGTTGAGGTACTGCGCCTTTCTTGATGGCTGCATCGCCGACTGCGGCATCTTCCTCGATTGTTTTCTCAGGAGCCGCCTTTTCTGCGATCACCTTTTGAAATTTTTCATCAATAGTAGACATTTAAGTAACTCCTTACTGGATAAAATTAAACGGGGTAATTTCTATAATTTATTTATAAATCACAAACTTCTGAGAAACTGATCAAATGCGCGGATCTTTCTCTCAGCAAGTTCCTCAAGTGAGGGTGCGTTGTCAAGTGATTCCTTGACTGCCTCGATTTGTGCTTCTTTAATTTGGCCATCAACCAAAGCCCATTCCTTCCCTTCATATATTCCCTGAACAAAAGCATCAGGTGCGGAAGGATCAGCAACTATATCTGCTGCTGTTGAAAGAATGAAGTCATCGGCGACCACAGATGTTGTACCCTCTTTTTTAAGAGAGCCTAGACCTCTGGAAGACACACCGAGTTGTACCCCTTCCTCAAGCAAGTTCTTTGCGATCTTACCCATAGGGGTTTCTAGTAGTTTCGCCTTTCCAATAAAGTTTTTACCTTCTGGTGTTAACTCAACTATCTTATGTGAAACACGATCCAAGTTTATAGTTGGACCTTCAGGATGACCAAGTTCTCCGAGTGCTCTTCCGCGTTGGATGAACTCCTCATTGTACTTGCTGACTTCACGCTGCATAGTATCGTACTTGTACATACGACCATTGCGGTTAGTGATCTCGGTCTGCAAAAATACACCCTTAATGTAGGTGTCTTTCTTACCGTCCTTATCTTCGGTTAGAACTTCAACGGGTTCAATTTGTTCCGTGATCAGTTTCATCATCGTCTTCCTTAGTTTCGTTTTCATCTGGATTGCGGTTGATCACATCTGCCGTCTCTTCAGGTGAAGCTTCACCCTCTGGTGGCAGACCTGTTTCCCTAGCATTTACGTTACCCTCATCGGGAACGTGTGGAAACATGCGATTAGCAACGTCCAGTTTACTAGCGTCCACTGCAGCAGCAGCTTTCACTTGCAACATATCTTTGAGCTTGTCCAGTGCATCAGCATCCTGTCCACCATCCCAAAGTAAATCAACGATTTCTCGTTCTTGTGTAGCCATAATGTAACGTTGTCTGTAATTTATTTATTACCGTTTGCTTTTTGAGGCGCGGGTTTGAGTGCTTGCTTGGTCTGAGCCTTCTTCAATTCTACGTCCTGTTCCGCAGCAGCCTGGTCGGTTTCCATGCTTTGAACGTCCATTGCAAGTAGATCTGAAGGTGCTAATGCAAGTCCATTCTTGATATCATCAGCCATCTCTGCATCTATTTCTTGTATCTCAGTTTCAGTCTGACCAAGAATCTGAGTACGGATATATTCCGTAGAGAAATACTTACCAACGAAAGGATCCATTGCAGCAATGACATTTAATTTCTCATTCATCATCTCAAGGTTCTTGAGTTCCGTGAAATGATTATCATAGAGATAGTCATACTGAATATGCTCTTTCATATCCTCCCAATCTTCAGGAGTAATAACACCCTTAAGAATGAGTTGAGTTTTTAATGTATCTTGGAAGATATCACTAAACTTCTTACGGAGTTTTCCTACAAACTTAGTAAACTTCAGTTCATCTCTAGTGATCTCTGAAGATCTACCAAGGTTAAATGATGTCTGGGAATCTAATCTACCAGCAGGAACATTTAACGCTTTGTAAAGTTTTGTTTGGAAATATTGCACGTCTGTAAGCTCTCCAAGGTTTTGACCCCCTGGAAGTGTGGTAATTTCTGTTCCTCTACCACCTTCACGGCGAGGTAACCAGAAATCTTCCATCATAGACATGTATTTTCTATCGTCTCTTATCTCACCAGTGGCAGCATCGTATACTAATTTGTTACGATATCTTCCCATAACTTCACGAAGATACTGTTCCGCTTTAACTTTCGGAAGATTACCTACGTCGATATAGAATATTCTACGCTCTGGTGCACGAGATATACGATAGATGACCAAAGAATCTTCAATCATTCTAAGTTGATTGAGTACTTTGATACCCTTATGCAAATAAGATAATACAATATTTCTATTGGTATCCATGATACCAGAAGTAATATAGGTTATAGCATCCTTTGCAATCTTGATTCCACTATTAGCAGATGTATTATTCAACCCTTTAGGATTGTATATGAAGTATTCTTCTGACTTACCAAAGTCATACTTCATAAATTCATCTGCAGTTTTAGGTTTATTGATCTGCCTTACTTTCTTAATCTTTGAAGGATCAACATAACGAACCTCAAGAATACCATCTTGGGGTGCATCTAAATTGATTACCTTATGATAATATAAACGCCCATCAATGTACCATCTACGGAACATCTCATGGGCTTTACTATCAAATGCAAATAAGTTTTTAATGTAATCAAACTCTGTACGAATCATCCCCTTGACACTTTCGCTAACTTCGAGATTATCTAAGTTAACTTGTACAGGACTATCGTTCTTGTCAGCAACGATTGCTTCATGAATAATATCTTCGATAGCTGAATCCACTTCTGGATGCATCGCCATCTCACGATACTTTTTCACCATATCGTACTCGGTCTTGAAGTTACCGTCTAGATCAAGATACTGACCATAGTAACCACCCGCAATATAACTGGTTGCGCCGTCCTCGCTTGAAGGGGCTATTGGAGAAGGAGCTCTGTCCTTCTCCTGAACCTTCTTCTTAAACGAGAAACCGAATAACTCTGCCATAATATTTTTGGTTTCTGCTTACCTTCTATTTAGCTGTCCAAAGAAGCTTCAACTAAATTAACTCCATCACCATCCTTAGTGACGTGGTATTGATATGCAAACTCAACATCAAATTCTTCATAAGAATCATTGTTGTCGTAAGCAACAGAAATCTGTGAAACACTAACTGGCCATGCTCCTACTAAATCATAAGAACGAATAACAGTTAGATCATCTGTCTTACTAAACTTATCAAGTTGAGATATAGTAATATCCTTGAAAGTTGAAGAGATGTCTGCTTCTGCTAAGTTAACGTCTACACCATTTGTTAGAGAAATCCACTTCTCATATGCAGCACGCATCTTGAATGCGTCATCATTATAGAATGTAGCAGTCCATGTCTCATAAGTTCTGTCTCCAGGAACTTTAACAACACGACCACGGAAAGGAAGTTCTACTGTACCTACATTAGTTGCTGGTAATGCAGCAGACTTGCACATAAATTGTACTGGTTTAGTTGCACCTGGAATGACTGGATCTGTAACATCACCAGGGAAAGTGTGATTAACCATGAAGAGGTTAGGACGAACACCACCTCTTATAGCTTCCTGGAAACTTAGTAGACCTAATTTGGTTGGTTCAGTTGCCGCCATTTTTTTAATACTCCTTAATTAAATTTAGCGTTTGGGGACGACTTCTTCAAAGCTAACACCAGTTCTGGTGGCGATGAATGTCAGTGTGATAAAGTTGATCGAGCGTGCTGGCTTGATGTAGAAATCAGCCTTGAACTCGTTAGCGTCAATGACTGCACCAGTGTTATTGGTACTATCACAAACAACTAGGAAGTCGGTGATACCTCTTTCGGCTTGAATGCCTCTAAGATATGGTTCAACAACATTCTTAAAGTTGTTACGAGTGAACTCGTCATTAAGTTCAAAAAGAACCCCCTTCGCAGCGTTACCGATTGTCTTCTCAATCACGTTGAAGAGACGGCGAACGTTTATGCGATCAAAAGCAGATGGTGAAGCGAGAGCAGTTTTGTCTCCGAACAGAATGATACCCTGACCAGGAAGAGAAGTAACTGGGTTAATTCTATTCTGATAGAGTTTGTCTCTCTCTGTTCTTGTTGGTGAGAATGCAAGTTTAACAGCATTCTTGATTGAACCACGATTCAAACCAGCAGGTGAGAACCAAGGTAATCCATTAGCAGTAGTAGCGGCACATAATCCTGCTGTGTCTCCGTTGCAGGGAACGTAACGATACTTGTCACTAAATCTGTCGTAGACATACTTCCAAGTATTATCAAACACACCGAATGATGTTGCTTGAAGTGTATTGTAGAAGTCAACTACGTTTTGTGTTTGTGTTGCAGAGCTTGTTACTCCAACAACATCCCCTTTATATGGTGAGAGGAATGCAATACAATCTTTACGAGCAGAAGCAATTGTTAATGCAGCAGCTGCAACAGCCTTTGAATTAGTCTTTGCAGATGCACCACTTCCAACATCTCCTGGACCTGCCAATAGATAATCGATCAGAATTGTTTCAGGATCAGCGAACTCTTGCATCGCTGAGATGATCTCACCAGATGTTGCACCACCTGATTCTGCACCTTTTGCTAAGGTGTAAGATCTTCCACCAAGTAAGTCGAATGCTGTTGTGCTATCGCTACCAGCATTGTTAGTACCAGCAACGTTACCACCTGTTGCACTCTGATTAGCACTTACATCATAAACTGAAGTTGCTTCATGAGAACCCCAGTATACCCAGTTGGATTTGTCTAGGAAAACTTGTGGATAGTAGTTACCAGATCCTTCAGCAGTCTTACCATTATTTGCTTTAGTCAAATAAGTAAACTTCTCAAGAACTGTATTTGGAACTCCGCTAATATCGCCTGTTCCGTCATATACTACTACATGAATTTCATCCTTAGATCCACCACGAGCAGCGACGTAAGGAGAAGTTCCAGGACGAGGAGCAATTGAACTCCAGTTCAGACCTGTGAAAACTGTTTGCTCATCATACCACTCAGCAGTTGCTGTGACGTTAAGGTCGGTAACACCGTTCTCAATAAGGTCAGTTGCAACCCAAGTGTCAGAAGTAATTAAGGATACCTTGTTATTAGCAGCATCCCACTCGAAGATGTACCCAGATTTAGCACCGTTGGGGCTAGCAGAGGCAGTGACTACTTGGGTACCTACTGTTGTTGTTCCTAATGCACCATCGAGTGTTAGTGTTATATCAGCACCAGCATCAATAGTTGCTACTCTAAGAGCATTTTGCTCTGCACCAATATTTCTTGATGCCCACTTGAATGCGTTATTACCTGCATCGAAGTAGGTTGCTTCATATACATCCTTTGTTGGAATAGAAAGAATATATGGAGAAGTTGTACTGTCGTCTGAAGCACTTAGTTGTCCTGAAGTAGATGCTCTAACAACATCTAATACTCCACCGTATGATAGGAAACTTGCAGCAGTCCACCATGTTTCTGCGTTTGCGTCTGTGGGTTCACCGAAGGTTTCAATTAATTGAGCTTCTGTTGATATACGTATTGGTGTCAATACTGGTCCTTTTGTGAAGGCACCAGCGATAGCTCCTACGTTTACGTCAACGGTCTCAATCGAACCAATAGTCAGATCCCTTTCCTGGATCTCAACTCCTGGCGATAAGAGCGTGCTAGCCATGCGTTTACTCCTGATGATAAATCAATTTTTGTCTAATATTATTTAGAAAAAAGTGATTTTAGCGATACTCCCACATGTAGTTTCTATCTCCATACTCATCTAACTTCCAATTTTCTGGATCAGAATCATTCATATCAATGGTCCAAATATTTCCGTCGTTATCTACAATAGTCTCATCTTCCAATCCATCATCAATAAAACCAAAGGGAGCCATGTCCTGTTCTATCTGATTCTTCTGCTCTTCATATATTCTTTTACGGATATCTTGATCCGTCATCTCCTTAAAGTAATCCTGTTGCACTAACCATGCAAAAATAACAAGACACATTACAAGGTCATCATTAAATCCTTCATCTGCTTCAAAGGATTGTTTATTTTGAATAAAGGTAGTTAGCTCAGCAACAATGTTGTAATCCTTAACAAGTAACTTATCATCTTCTATTAAATGCTTCAAGTTAGCACACCCTTGTGCCTTAACGGTCTTACTCATCTTGACACCCATTTGTGTCTTATTACCTGAGAATCCCTGACCTACTACTTGACCTGCCCTACCACGCATAGCACACATAAGGACATTCTCATACTCAATATCATAGAACAAACTCGAAGCTACTGCTTCTCCAATATCATTCACCTCAATTAATATATGTGCATTATTATAATTTGTACCAACATTATACATTATGTTGGGAAATAGCATAGGTCTTACTTCATTGCTCCTATACTTAGCAACCAATGACCATGGTGCTTTTGTTATGTCAATAACTACAAAGGCAGAGTAATCCTGTGATAAACCACGAGATACGTCAACACATATGATGTAATCATGACCATCCAAAGGATCTTCATAAACATCTAGTCCAGCATTTTTTATAATTGGGTCGTCGTAAACCAATGTTCTTAGTTTAGCAGCCGATATCAATGTGTCAACAGATCCTAAGAACTCACACTCAAACTCTTGAGTGAACTGTCTTTCAGATGTGTTGGCAATAGTTGTTTCTTTCCACTTGGCATCTCTGCCAGGCACTTTACTCCAATGTACCTCAGTCCATGCATATCCATTCCTACCTTTCTGAGCATCAACCCAAAGTTTGTAGAAATGATTCATCCCATATGGAGTTGAGATGATGATGACTTTTGTTTTTGTACCAGACGTAATAGTAGGATAAACAGAACTAAAGAATGCTTCTGCGATATGATTTGGGATAAAGGCGAACTCGTCGAGGAAAATGATATTGAACGACATGCCTCGGACAGCACTTGCAGATGTAGAAGCTGCCAGTATCTTTGATCCATTTTCTAACTCCATGCTACCTTTGTTGTACACAACAATACCCTGTTGTAGCCACAAAGGTAATTGCTCATATGCTAATTGTAATCTTCCAAGCAAGTCCCTAGCAGTGGATAACTTGTTTGCAAGAATACCAATATTAACATTATCATTAAACAAAGCATAATGCAAAAGGTAAGACACACACGTAGTGGACTTACCAGTCTGTCGAGGTAACTTTGCTATATTGAATCTATGCTTATGGAATTTCTCAATCAGTTCTTCCTGAAAATCCCACATCTCAAATGGAACTATACCTTCATCAAGAGATATGATCTTGATATAGTTCCTAGTGAAATAGATAGGATCATCCTTACACTTAAGATACTCCTCAATTTGTTCTTGAGTAAATTGTATCTCAGTACCAACCTTTTTAAGATTGGGATTACCTAAGTAAAAATCTGATTGATCTGCCATACTAATGGGTCGCTAGCCACTCCTCTGCTTCTTTTTTAGTGTCGAAAAAATGAAGGTGTCTATTTAATTGCAGGGTATATTGGTGATCAACTTGATCATACCCTATGATACCTTCATAGTCGATCCAATCTGGATCAAGACGATCTTCTGGAACTGTTGTCATGGCTCTGGACCTCCGATTTCTTGAGCTCATATTCTAGCATAGATCTAAGCAATTTAGCTCTAGTAGAATCCCCGAATGCTTCGAGGACTTGTAGTTCAGATTGTAATTCGGCAATTCGCTTATCCATTATATAGGTCCGTATGTTATTTTTTCTTGTTGTGTTGCGCCCACGCAAATGCGTATGCTTTATCTTTTCCGACTTTCTTTTTCAAAGCCTTGACTTGCTTCTCTCTTCCAGGAGGTGCATCCTCTCCAAAGATACCACCTACTGCAGGGGGTAAAGCTTGTTTAGTACTATCAGCTGACCAATGGCCATCTGAAATATTTGGTTTAAGAGGTTTCTTGGATTGACCTTTCTTTTTCCAGTTAGATGACTTCTTAGTTTTTGCTGCTATACCTGCAGAACCACCATCAGTCTTTGCTGCTAAACCTCCACCACCGCCAGTGCTTGATGCTAAAGATTCATTAGTCATGAATACAGTTCCATCAGTAGGATCTGATTCGTGATACTTAATAACCCTACTACCAGGATAGACACTCTGTGCTATCTTCTGTGCTTGAGGTCTTTGAAGTTTTTGTAACTTACTCCTAAACACAGTGATATCATATTCTCTACCTCGCCATACGACGGTGAGAACATAGTACCTCCCGTACATTGTAGGGATGCGCGATGCCATTATGCTGATACAGCGTTACAGTCTTTGTCGTGACGCTGATATGCTGCAGGAGTTCTGGCAGTATTGTCAGTATTCCTTGCCTGATATGTACCAGGTGTTCTTGCAGTATTGTCAGTGTTACGAGCTTGGTAATCTGCATTCCAATTCTTGAAGGTCTTGGTAGACCACCCTTCATTACCATTAAACCAGTTGACAGTTGTACTGCCTGGTTGTGGACTTACGGGATCGCAGTTTTCGTCGTTTCTTTGGTATGCCATGTGACTATTTATCTGTTTCCTTAGATACCTTTTTCAGCATCTTCTGAAGATCAGCAGTACTACCAACAAACAATGAGTTGTTAGTAACTACCTTCTTAGCACTCTCTTCTTTGACAGCTTTCTTGTCTTTTTGTAGTGCCATTAATTTGTCAGCTACATCTCCGACGTGCTTAATGAGTTGTCCAGCAACTTCATATGCTCTAGGGTGATCAGAAGACATAGCCAAATCAAGAGCACCGTTGACAGCTTCTTGTCCCTTATCCACCAATAGGTAAAGGTTTCCTCGTGCATACTCATAATCATCCTGTACTTGATCTTGTCCATCAACTTTTTTAAGTTGATCTTTTCTTTTACTACACCCACCTTCAGGTGTAGTACTAACTTCGGTTGCAACTGCTTCTACAGTTTCAAACGCTTCATCCAATCCAGAAGTGTCATCTTCGATTCTATCTTCTGCTGTTTTTTTCTTTGCCCAATTACTCATAATACGCTATGGTTTCTCCAAATCCAAAATCATCATCACTTGTTAATAGTGCATCATCAGCAGCATCAATTAGATCGACCTTACTACCAGCTGCGGCAGCTGCAGCAGTAGTTCCATTCTGTGCTCTCCTAACAGTTAGTTTGTTTGGAGAAGTTTTACTCTTGACATAGAACACTTCATTACCAATCTCAATATAGGATTGAGTAGGAATGTTGCTGTAGTCTTGAACTTCTATAACAAGATTTCTTGCGGTAATTGCACCTGCAAGTTCTGTAGTACCATCCTGATCTTTGTCTGTCTTTGCTTTTGGTACAACCTGATAAGCAATCTGCCTTGTCTTGGTAAGATCGACATCCAAAGTAGTATCGACTTTTGCTTTCTTGATTGGTCCCTGAGTTCCAACAGGTCCAAAGATGTAAGACTTGACTGTGAACTGCATAGTGATTAAGGTTATCTTTTTGTCATCAAAAGAACCTTCATAATCATCACTATAACTAATACTATTCAATACAATAGGAATATCTCTATACTCATTCATTTCATCAACTAACTTAATAGTCATCTGATATGATGGTTGAAACACTGGAACAATCTGTTCAGTTATTTCTAATGCTTCATCATTAGTCTTAGATATAATATTCAATTCAAAATCAATATTATATGGAACAGGAGTGAACTGTTTCTTTACAGCATCCTTAGTATTTGCCTTTAATGTCAAAGTTGTAGGAGCAAGTTTCCTACCAGCATCATATGAAATACCTGTCATTTCAAATGACAAACGAGGAACAGTAATAGCAACCTTCTGATTAAGATCTGCTTGCTGTTCTAATCTTGCTAAAAATTTCTGTCGCGGACCATAAGCAAGAGGTACTTTCATTCTACTGTAAGTAGTACCGTCTGACTTTTCCTTACGAACTTCTATATTATTGAAGAGTGTACCAAATCCTATGACGCACTTTCTAATAATTTTATTGTATGTGTATGCACCTAACATTACAAGTTACCTGCTAATCCAAATGGGTTTGTTTCAGTGAAGTCTAATATATCATCACCAGCTGTTTCAAAAGTGACAGCCTCAGAGTATTTAGGATCTGCTGTTGCCATTTCATCTCTATTATCTAGCACAATTGTAGCACCAGAATCTGATCCCATGATTGTTTCACCTATAACAAAGGTAGCGGTTGGTGACTTCAATTTAATCCAACCTTCCTGTGCATCCCACTCAACCATCTGAGCAGTTGCACCAGTAGTACCACCAGTAACTGTTTCTGGAACTTGGAAAGTACCTGTTATACCAGTAGGTGCTGCAGTGAATGCAACAGTAGCAGATGTATAAGAACTACCAGCATTTGTTATATCAACTACTTTAACACTCTTATATCCAGAACCACCATTAACTATATTAACAGCAGTTAAAACTCCACCAGTGAATGTGGGTGTTATTACTGCAGGAACTGCACCTCCATCTGGAGCACTAACTACTAGAGTAGTTCTATCCTCATCATATCCAGAACCACCATCAAGAATCTGAACAGATCTAATCTGACCCTCTTTAACAGTACCTCGAATCACAGCTTGAGTAGTTGGTGATCCACCACTAAGTGTAATGTTAGTTAGGTATGCTGTAGCAGTTGCACCAGTTCCATCTCCAGAAATAGTGACAGTAGGAGTCTCATTATACTTGGATCCATTATCACTAATATAGATATTCTCTATAGTATTGGTATTGCTAATAACTGGAGTACCAGTAGCAGTAATACCATTTGTAGGAAGATAAAAATGCTTGACTGTGTACCCGTAATCGACCAGATCCTCATCACTCTCGAATAGATCTCCTTGCTCATCACTGTATTCAAATAGTTCTGCCTTAAGTTTATAAACGTATCCTTTACCTAACTGATAAAATGGTTCTTCATGCTCTACAAATTTTATCTCAAAATAATTACTTGTTAGTGGTAGGTATATTAAATCTCCTTCTTGTGGCCTCTCTGGTGCTTGGTAGTCTTTATCTAGTAAAAGAAACTGAGAAATAAGATCAGAGAATCTTTGCTGAGATATAACCATTGTTATCTCATCGGTCTGTGCAACACCAAACTTAGTTAATAAATCCCCACCTCCTTGGAATCCATCATAGTTTTCCATGTATGCTTCTATAATATATGCATCATTAAACTCACCAATTACTTCCTCATTAAACACACCATCCTTTTCCATAATCTCTCTAGGACAATATAGGATATCCATCCCAAACATCCTAAGAAATTCTTCTGTCAGATCTTGCTGTAGGAACTGTTCGTTCCTAGTACCGTGTGTAAAATAAGTAGTTCTTGCCATTAGCCAATCATGTCAAGTGGTGGTGTCTCATAACTACGGATCATCTCATCTTCAAGTTTCTCAACTGCTTGCTTACCTTCATTATAAATGAACTCACCATTCATAGTAATTCCACCAGGTAATTGTGCTCCTTGAAACTTAATTAAATTGGATCCCCACTGCCTCTTAACAAGTGCAGTAACATATCTCTTCATCCAAAGATCATTATATACAGCAGATGTATTGCTAGGATCTATTGCACGATAGACTTCAAGAATTAAATAATCATTCTCTTTAACATCAGTTTTAAAGTCAAGATCCAAATAAAGTCTATCTCCTCTCATCTGGAATCTAGTTTGCTTCTGTCCTTCCAGCAAGAAGTATATGTCTTCCAACCTACGGTTAACCATTTCGTAAGTAAGAATTTCTGTATTAGTTAGATCCCAAAGATCATTCAATCTCCACTGATATCTAACATCAAATAAGTTTGTGACATTCTTAGATACAAAATCAAATACTTTTATAACGCTAGTGACATGCTCAGGAACTTTAATATAATTATTTTGCTCTTCCCAATTAACTGATATTGCTGATGAAGTTGCAGCAGCTACTGCTGTAGTTGAATCAGTAGTCATGTCATCAATCATGGCCTGTGTGAACTTCACTTTTAAATGAGTTCTAATATAACCGTCCATGTGACGTTCATTATAAAACTGGATGGCATCATCCACTAGATCAGATATCTGATCATCTTCAATGTTTATTTCTAGAACAGGGGCACCATTTTGACGAAGTGCGTAATCAATAAGTCCCTGCCTTGTGGAAGGAGAAGCCATGTCTTAAGTTGGGTTAACGTTGAATCTAATTCTCACTAGATATGTAGTATTTGCATCAAGATTAACATTATTAGGTAGTGTGTATGCTACTTTGTTAGTCGAGTTACCAAGAGATTGATGTAGAATAGTTGTAAACTGTGGGTTAGATACAGGTACTTCTACATTAGGAGCAAATTGCCAGTCACTAGATGTATGCTGATATCCAGTCTTCATTGCAATAGGATCAACATTAATCGTTGGATTAAATGCTGGTGTTATTACTTGAATGTCTGGTTGATCAACAATTGGAGTTGAGAAATTAGCAGCAGAAGTATATGCACTCTCTAGTCCATTATTATCTCTGAATTTAACCTGAACAAAGTATGCTGTATCAAAATCTAAAACTGATACAGGAACAGTAAAGGTTGTTAAGTTACCTGTGTCACCCTGAGCAAACGTTCCTGCAGTATCATATACAGTTACGTTATCACTAGTTCTTCTTATCCTCCAGAATGTAGAGTAATGAATTGACCCTGCATATTCCTGAATAAAAGCAGAAGTAGTAATAACTGGTTGTCTTGAAAGTGTCTTAGTAGTATCAGCATCAATAAATGGAGTTACAGATACAGGTCCAGATACAAACTCAGATTCATTAACAGTAAGAGTTACCGCATTAGAAGTTACTGTAGTTGCCTCAGCATTAGATAGAACAACTCTAAACTTTTCAGATGGATTTGTTGGGAATACAGTTGCTGGTGTAGTGTAACTAGAAGCATTAGCTCCATTAATATTAGACCATGATGCACCAGAGTTGACTGAATTCTGCCACTGATATGAAATTACATCACTTGTAATTGCAGCAGTAATACTAAAGGTTGCAGTTTGCCCTTCAATAACGGATGTATCAACTGGTTGCTGACTAATAGAAATAACTCTCAGAACAGTTAATAATCCATGGTCTGAAGTTATATCTCCAGCAGATCCAACAAGAGAAACTACACAACGATAGCGATCATCATCGTCATCAGCATGTACTAATGTTGGTGTTGTATATGTATTGTTAGTTGCACCACCTACAGACGCATAGTTTGAACCATTATCATCAGATCTTTCCCACTGATATGTTGGTGTTCCACTACTTGATGTTGCAGTAATTGAGAATGCTGCAGTTGCACCTTCATTTGCAGTTGGGTTAGAAGGTTGTGCTGTAATAGAGAATGTTCTTTGTACAGTTAAAGTTGCATTATTTGTATACGCAGAAGCAGCTGCTCCAGTAGCATCTAACTTACAACGATATAAATCTTGGTTATCATCAGCATATGTTAATGCAGCAGTTGTGTATGATGCAGATGTTGCCGAACCAATATCACTCCAGTTAGATCCAGCATCATCAGATTTCTGCCACTGATATGTTACTGAAGGTTCGTGGTGTGATTGACCTTCAAATCCTCCACCTCCTCCTCCAGCAGGAGTTGTAAAGGTTTCTGTATCAAATGATGAACTAGCAGCATTACCACCAAAAGGTTGCATAGTAACATCACCCAAGCAAGTGAACGTTGCAGTAGCATTTTCATTGACTGTAGCATCGGATGGATGAGTTGAAACAACTACAGTTACAGTTTCTACTTGTAATGTAGCAGCATTACTAGGTATAGTTGTTGCACCTGGACATGCAAGTAAACAACGATATTGATTCTCGTCGTATGTTGTAGTTAATGTAGGTGTTGTATATGTTGCTGTTGTACCTCCAGTTCCTTCAGTAACATCAGACCATGAAGCACCAGCAGTAATAGAAACCTGCCACTGGTATGTAATATCACCTGCGTCATTGTCAGATGTAGTTGCAGCAACTCCAAACTGTTCTTGACCACCAACAGCACCAGTAGTATTCGTTGGTTGTGCAGTAATACTAATTGTTCTTGTTACTAAACTTCTAGCAACAGAAGAAGTTACATTTGCTGCACCTGAAGCAGATAAAATACAACGATAGTAATCTCCATAACTATCATCGTATGTAGTAGAACCAGTAGTATATGTCGATGAGGTAGCTCCACCTATAGGAGTATAACTTACCCCATCACCATTCTCTGATTTCTCCCACTGATATGATATAGGAGCAGAATCAAGAGTACTAGCAGCAACAGTAAATGATGCAGTTGCAGGTGCAACTGGAGCTGAATCTACTGGTTGATTACTTATAGTAATAGTACGGAATACTGTTAGGGTAGCAGCAGTAGTATATGCAGGAACTACAGCAGTATTTGTATCTAACTTACAACGATATTGGTAAGTGTTCTTGGCAAAATCATCATCAACAGTAAGTGTATTAGTAGTAGCTCCACTATATCCACCACCATTAGAAACATCAGACCAACCTACACCACCATTACTTGAGAACTGCCATTGGAATGTAATGGTAGATCCATCAGAACTAATACCAGATACAGGACCAAACGTAGCAGTATTTCCAGATCCAGCTTCTACTGAAGCATTAGTTGGGTGTTGGGTGATTGTAACTAGAACACCAGTTCCTGTTGTAGTAAAGCTATAAGATTGAGCATTACCAGTAATGTTCTCAGTTACAGTAAAATTAAATGTTGTGTCAAGATAATCAGAAGTTACAGTACCACTTAGAATACCTGTAGAAGTGTCAAGAGCAAGACCAGATGCACCTATGGCATCTCCACTAAGACTATATGATTCTTGAGTTGGTTCACTTGCAAACGTTGTTCCATTCAGTCCAAGATCTATATTAACACTTGCACCATTAGTAAATGGAGATCCACTTATTGCTCCTGAAGATGCTTGCCATGTTACATTAGTATCAATATATGGGAAGAATACACCACGCTTCGTTGTGAGAGGAGCTGTATTAGCATCATACTTAAAGTCAACACCACTATCTACTGGGAAATATATGACATTAGTATAAGTTCCTGTACCAGCAGCTTCTTGTACATCAGTTTGGGATCTTAAAGTTGTTTCTGTCAGAATAACTCCATCTGTACCCTCATGATATTTTTCCTCTGGGTTTATCAGAGCAAGATAGTTATTCGATCCACCACCAGTTGTACCAGCATTAGCAACACTTTGAGCCTGAATGGTAATAGTATTATTAACAGCACTCTCTGCCTGAATATTCAACCATCCAGATTGAGATAGTAGAGCAAGATCAATACCACCAACAGTTAATGATCCAGTTGATCCTACAGTTCTCAATTGAACTTTCTTACCAACATTACCAATGAAATGTGCTGCATCAGCAGGATTAAACGAAACTACAACATAGTCAGAACCATTTGAAGTTTCAAATGGATCCGCTGGAAGCTTCTTATCTATTATACTATTGACTGGATAATTACCATGAGCACCCTTAGTAATATCACCATTGCTAGATGAGACAGATCTGCAGAATTGTTTTGCCTGACCTGCTATATTATTTGTATTAAGAGTAAAACCATTCTTACCACACCATGCTGCAATAATACCAGAAACTATTGGACATGAGAATGATGTACCATTTATAGTACTGTAATTTGCTGTACTTGTATATGGTGTATTAGCAGTCCAATCATATGTTGGAGTACAGATTCTAGCACCAGGAGCAACAGTAGTTACACCAGCACCATAGTTTGAGAAGTCTGCCCATCTATCATTATATTCTGTAGCACCAACACAAATCTTTTTCTGATCAGTATCTACCGTGTTAATACCACCTGTAGGATTATCTGAATAACCAGCAGTTCTTGATCCAGCAATAGCTTTGGTTTGCATTGGTCCTACAAACACATCACTACTGTTCTTAAATCCATTACCTGCAGATCGACATACAATTATACTATGACTATCTGAAATAGTTCCTTCAATATCATCTAGTATTTCTTCATCAGTACCACTATCACCACCAGCATCATTTAATTCAACATAAGGATAGTTTTCATTAGGTATAGTAGGACCAAATGAAGCATTGATAATTGCAGGTCTAGTATTACCTTTATAATCAACATGAGTAGAATCATTATGATCAATGACTGCTTGATAAGCACTTAAGATAGCAGTAAATGATCCAGAGTTACTAGAATTAAATGCTTTAGCTGCATATATTTTTGCATTCTTAGCGACACCTGCAGTTCTACCAGCAGCTAGAATAGCACAATAAGTTCCGTGACCATTATCATCTTCATTATTAGTTCCATAAGAACCAGAATAATTAGACATCTGGAACACTCGATAGTTCTGTTGCTCAGAAGCACCGTTCAAATCTGATACAAAATCAGGATCATATAATTCTGGATGTAATGCAGCGTTGTTACCAGTTGGTCTACTTGCTCCACGAACACCAGTATCAATTACATATATGTCAACACCATCACCTGTTTGAGTATAACTATATTCTCCGTTTAAGTATTGTCTATCCTGCTTTGTGATTCTATCTAAGTGCCAGAAGTCATGTACATTAACACTACCATATCTACTAATAGGAGAATATGAATACCTACCCATATTACTATGAGCAGTACAATAATAGAATAAGATTGAAGGAGTTGAAGCACTTATGGATAAAACTGTAGTACCATCTGTACCTGGTGTACCAGCAGTAGTTACTCCTGTTGAAAACTCTGTACCACCTGTAGTATGAGTTCCATCTGGTGTTATAGAAAATCTAAATGGATGACCAGCGTTTGAAGCGTCAGACTGATCGAATGTGTATGTACCACCTTGAACAAAACCAGTTAGGTTTGAAAATAAAGAATAAGTTCCAGTGGGACTACTAGAAAATACAAAGAGATCATTACCACTAAAATTTTGTACCTTCACATACATGGTACCTGAACCAGTGGTGGTTAGGTTTCTAGTATTACTTGTGGTTGAAGACTCAGCAGAAGTATTAGTATCTAATGTATCTGAATTATCCACAGATAAAGTAGCACCTGTGTCAACAGGATCTATAGAAAACTTATCATCAGCATCCCAAGTACACTTCTTGACTGGCCCCAAAGCATTCAGCTTTTCAAGCAATCCACTTGAATACTTATCTGGACAATCAAAAGTTATGATTGCGAAACTTCTAAATGATTCTACAAAGGTGAGATAACCGTATAATTTGAGAATTGCTGCAGCAGCGGAATCCAAACTATAATTATCAGATACCCTAACGACTACCCTCTTCATTCTAACTGGCACTATTATCCTTCAGTTGTATTTATACTGAAAAAATTGGATAGTCTTTTTTCCATTTCATAAAAGAATTCATCATCCCATAGGAAATTAGCAATAATTCTCATAGACTTATTCCTAGTCTTTGTTAAAACTATTCCTGATTCCTGCAATTCCTCTTGACTTAAATCCCTATGTGCATCTAAAGAGAGTAGTAAACCACTAAGCCTATACCCTGTAATATAGTTTTTATTCAATAAACTTTCAGAAACAGATCTGAGTTTATCTTCTATACCTTGGCATTTACTAAACAAATTCTCACGTACAATAATATCATTAACTGTATTCATAGCAGATATACCTGTCATGGTAGGTTGCCAAGTATGCCCCCAAGTCCAATCCTTTTTCTTTATTACATCCCCAACCTTCTTATTAGCAACAGCACAACCAAGAGGTGTGTATCCAGCAGTTAAAGATTTACCCAATGCAGATATATCAGGTTGTACTCCATACCTCTTATATCCATGGTAATCTCCACCCTTACCCCAACACACTGCACAATCATCACTCATCATAAGGATATCATTCTCATCACATATATGACGAATCATTTTCCACCAAGATTTTGACCATGGAATACCACCATTGATCCATGGTAAAGTTTCCATAACTATACATCCAATCTTTCTCCCACAACAATTATATGACTTAATAACAAGATCCAAATACTTAAGTGCTTTCTCCTCAGCCTTTGCTTGATCCTTTACATCTTTCCATATAGGAGTTGGTACCTTCTTCAGTCTCTTACTTACACTATCAACTTCACTCATATCTCTAGTGAGGAATGTTGTTCCATGATAGCTTGGTGTGAAGGTAACTATGTAATTACTTTGATTGCCCCAATACTGATCATTCATTTTGATTGCAGCTTCAACTGCAGATGATCCAGATATAGCCCAAGACAAAACATCCCAGTTGCCTGTTGAGCAAACTAGGTCTGTCATCTTTATACACAGTTCAGAAGTCTCTCCTCGATTACCTCTGACAAAATTAACTTCAGGTGCCAAAGCACCCATTACTTCTTTATTACCGTAACCTAATATATACGCAGAATTTCCAGACTGGAGATCTATCAGTCTAGTTCCATCAGAATATTCTATCCAATATCTATCCGTCTTAGTTACAACTTTATCTAGGGGTTCTTTACTCCAAGCCCTAAGTTCATAACCCATCTGGTAAGTATTTCTTAAGTTCTGCCTCAGTAGGTGCAGCAGTCATTCTCTCTACTGGCTTACTGAATTTTAAATCATGTGCTGAATCAAATTGGAACTTAGTTCTTAAATGAGTTCTATCTCGTTCTACAATAAGATGATAGTAATGCCCATAAACATTTTCACTAAATCCAATTGCTATGATTGGTCGGGTATCATAAACATCCCCGACCTTCCATGGACAAGTTTCCTCAGTTCCATCAAAAGGAATATAGAACTGAGTTGATTCTACGTGTTCTTTTTGTCGAGCTGCACTACTCTTTACTATCATCTGTCTCTGGTTCTTTCTGTGTTAATTGAAGTGCTTCAATAGCTCCTTCCAATCTCAAGACTTGTTCATTACGAGATTTGAGTTGCTTTTCAAGTTCCACTACAGTTGCTTTCTGTTCTTTCAATTGATTGGTGAACTCCTCCACCATTTTGTCAATATCCATGTTTTAAAATCATAAGTGTATTATTTATTATAGCACAAAACCCTTTACCGAACAAACATATAGTTCATACGTTTACCTGGTCTTCTACTTGAACTATTCAAATTGTCATCATTACAATGAGTACCAATAGTAGAGTTATTACCATAACCATATGTTTGAGAAGAGTTGTCCTTAGAGTGGAAACCCCAGTTAAATGCAGGTGAGTTGTGACCTGTCAAAACTCCAGACTGGTTGGTTCCAGAACAATACACACCACCTTCACGACCACAACATGAGAACATATAGTTACCATCTAAAGTATCTTGTCTCAATACTCTACCTGTAGTATCACTTGTTGAAGTAATCAAAGAAGCGTTAGTCATGATGAAAGATTCTGATGGGTTTGTAGCATCCTCACCTAATTTATAGAAGTTGCCCCCACCATAGTTAGTGATATCACTAGAACTTTGATAGTCCTGATATGTAGAAGATGTACTACCACCAGAGTTAGTTACACTTGATCCATCAGTATCCCATAGTCTATTTGGATCAGAAATAACATTCTTATGAAACTGTGAAAACATTGGTGAGAAACTCAATGTTGTCGAAGTACCAGCAGTAACACTTGATGCTGACTGGTTAGCACTTGTGAAACTTGTTGATGATGTATATTCATTTCTACCATGTCCAGATGCAGAATCAGTACAAGCGTGCATCATCCACCTACCACCATATCCATTACCAAGGGTTTTATTGAAATTAATTAGATCTCTAATATTTAAAGTTTCATAAAGAGAACCATTTGCATTCAATGTACTTAGACCAGTGTGTCCATTGTATTGTCTTCCACCTTGATCTTCCAATGAATAATTGTTATTAGATGCTACATCTCTATCATACTTAATAGATAATGTCCATCCACCACCTTGTGTATTCATATCACACCAAACTTGGAATGGTGCTGCACCACTATTAGAACCAGCAAACTTAGCAGGATTAAGCCACAATGGACCTTCAAGTGCTTTAACATCATTCATAGTTCCACCAGCTGCTATAACATCTACTAGTATTGCTAGTGCTGATGCAGCTGCTTTATCTGAGGAAGTACCATCATTTACAGCACCTTGCATCTTAACTGTGCTCCATGCTGTACCATCCCATAGAACCAGACCTTTAGTACTGGTATCATATATCATAAAACCAGCATCCCCTGCACCTAAACCTGTTGGGTAATTTCCAGAACCGTTAAACCCTGCAAATTTTATACCTGCTGTAGAACTTACGGTACCGACGTTAATCGTACTCATGATTTCTAATAATTTTTATCCTAACTTATTTAGCCAAGACTAAAACATATAAACCGTTCCACCACATTTTATCATCCTCTTGATCATTGATAAGTTCTCTTTCATATAAAATATTTAACTTTTGCTTCTCAACCCAACCTTTAGTGATAGCAACATTCTGTTCTACATTTGCATCATCAACTACTAAAGTAAAAACATTTTCAGTAAACCCTAGCATATTGTTAAAAAATTCTATCATTTTATGCTCGGCATTATCCCCATCATAAAAGATTATATTAACATTCTCCTTAAAATCTTTCTTACCCAATTGGGATGAATCACCATTGAGAACTTGTATATCAAAATCTAAAGTGTCTGTGGTTATATTTGTCTGTAAATTTTTAACAAAAGTATTAACAGTAACATCCTCTAATGGTAAAGTAATATCCTTTCTAGCTGGTTGTAGATTTGGTTCTGACCAGTTATCATTTGCATATGCAGCAACCATATCATTATTCTGAATAGCTGCACAGAATGTAGATCCAGCAAACACACCTACTTCAAGATAGACAGCACCTTCCTGGGAGCAGAGGTTGTTTAAGAAATGTCTTACTCTAGATGACGATAATCCAGGTACATTATAATACGCATCAGGATCTTTAGGATCATAAGCCTTATGATTTGATAAGTACTTACCAGAATTAATAAATGCTTCCATACAAGTTTCTACTTGTGGATGTACAATCAGATCAGCTTTCTTCATATGAGATTCTACTACTTTCTCACAGTAGTTGCAATCCCAACAATCAAACTTACATGTTTTTATTTTCTGCCTCCACATCCTAACAGGAGAATCTTTTATTTCCAATTGAGCATTATATTTAATATACTCTGGAAACATATATTCCTCTTTAGCTGCCCATCTTTTGATGAGATCCATACTCTCTTGAAGTCTCATCATACTTTCCCTACCATGTAGTTTAAAAGTATCAATACCCAACTCAAGAAATTCTAACCAGTCATCTCTCCATGGTGGAAGATTTGCTGCTTTTAAATCATACTCTGGATGTTGTACATCCCAAGTAGAACATGATACTCTACTAATAGGACTAGCAAAGAATATAGGATCCTTTGGTCCTCTTGTACTATTATATTGATAATGCTCTGGCATGATAGGACAACCACCCCAACATGTTTCATTGACTAGCATTGATAACATGACAGGTTTACCTAAGAACTTACAGTAATCCTTTGCCTTCTGAATACGAATTAATTGATCACGATCTCTCATGAGATCCCGATCAAGATTTATATAATGAAATCCAGCCTCTGCTAATGCTACTATCTCATTAGGTCTTGTGACTTCTCTAAGAATAGTATTCTTAATAAACAGATCTGGAAATGCTTGTTGAATCTGACCAGTAGATACCCATGATGTATGTGGTAGTGTTACCACTCTAACACCAGCATTATAAATGGGAGCAAAATTTTCAATCCAAAGATCTAAATTCTTTTGATCTGGTCTCACCCATATATTATTAAATGTAGCTGATAATGGAATATTAGATTTATTTGAAATATAACATGCAGATTGTATTAAAGCTTGATTCTCAGCAAAACAATCCCCCATAGCATCCTGATCGAATGGGGGGATTCTGCAAGTGAAATATAAATCTAATATGTATTCTTTATATTCTTCTAAGAACGGAAGAAATGTATTGACTACAAAGTGCTCACTCAGCTTCGGATTTATCGGTAGACTGAAGACTCTTTTGTTCATTACTATGTTCCGCTGTCAGTTGATTGAATAATTCTAAGTTGAGGTTATCTTCAATGTTATCGAAGGTTGGGAACCTAGGTGGTTCTCCATCTGTTAACATCTTATCAATTTGAGGTTTCATACTATTCTGAACCTTAGCAATACCTGCATTAAGCATTCCTGAATATTGCATTGCTATACTGACAGCATAGATCTGATCCTCCTCTCTCATCATAGCAATAGAATCCATATTACCAATACCTATTCTACCATTAGCATATATGTCAATAGCAGCCTGTTTACCCATACGAGCAATCCAGTATTTTCTTTCTTCCTCTTCAGTATAGTCAGCAGCTTCTCCCATCTCTTCAATGGACTTATAATGCTTACGAACATAATTCATAAAAGGTTCCAGTTCATGATCATACTGACGTATGCTCACATCAAACTTACCTAAGTCTAATTTATATTCAGCAATATCTAATTCGATGAGTTCCCTTTCAAAAGGATCATCTTCTGTTTCTAATTTCTCTTCAAGTTGACGTATCTTTACAGTCTTTCTCTTTCTATCTAATTTTACTTTCTTCCTTTCATGGTTCCTACTTTCAATCTCAATTAGAGCTTGACGTAGTTGACGAAAATCAGTGACATGTGAATTGATAACAAAATTTTTAATTTGCTCTCCAGTCATGCCATAGTGCATAGAGGTTTCTACCCAATCCTCTATATTCTGGGCGGTAATCTCAGTCATAGTATAAAATAATTAAACTTTTAATCCAGGCTCCACGTTGTCTACGGTTTGTACTCCATTGAGACCCTCATGAGTCTGACCAAGTTCCTCTGCTTGTTTGTAAGGTACTGGCATACCCATGTACTTCTGATAAAGTACGTTTAGTTCTTTTATTGTAGCACAAGATTTGAATTCTTGCTTGATCTTCAGCATATCTGCGTAAAGAGCTACTACTTTTTCTTTGAAATCTGCTTGACCTGCTTTAATTGCAGCAGCGACTTCTTCTTTTGTTGAACCTTTAACAGCTACAATACTATCTATAACAGGTGTTTCACCATCCAAATTGTTCGCTTCTCTGATCTGAGATTCCCAAAGAAACTGTTCAATCTTAGATTCTTCTGCCTTGAGTGTAAGGAACTTACGATCATATTGATCTTCAATAATAAGTTTTGCTGCTAACTTCATAAATGCTATGGCAGCATCAAATCTTTCTTGTGGTAGTTCAACTTTAGTTTTACCATCACCAACTTCTTCAAGTAAATACTCATCATCTTCAGATAAAGGGTCTTCATCTGTAACTTTAACTACAGCACGAATTTCTCCAAAGTGCTTGGTTCCCCACCTACCTAGATCTTCACTTATCTCTTCATATGATTTTGGTAGAGTATATAAATCTCTAACCCATTTTTCTTCTACGGAAAATACGCAGATACCAAACATATTCCAGATGATATTGGCTGTTGACAACCAATCAATATCATCACTTCTTCTTCCTATGAAGTATTTTAATTTGATTTCTTCACTCATGTTAGAATCCTGTGTATCCGTACATTAAGGTACCATATTCGGAACCAGCAGCAGATGCTGTTCCTGGAGGACCACTCCTATCCATTCGACTATCTCTTTGGAAACTGTGACTTGCGTAAGTAAATAGATAACCATTGTTATTCTGGTTACCATCATACTGACCACAAATAAATCCATACTCGTTTCCAGTATGCATCGTTTCCTCACCAGTAGTTATGCCATTTTTACTGACAGATGCTCTACGACCACCATTGTAAGAATCTCTTACATGCCAGTCACTAGAAGTACGATAACCACCACCAGTGTTCCAGTACCCAAAACCATTTCTACTTGAGAGTGTTTTGTTAGTACCGTCAGTTCCTGGTCCGTCTGTCCAACCATGGAATACTTCGGTAGAGAAGTTGAAACTTTGTTTACTACCAGTAGCAATCCAACCTACAGTAGCACCTTGTCCACCAGCAGGGTTGTTCTGTGTACCATTGGGATGGTTTGTACTAAAAGAGTTTGCAGCAGTTGATAAGTTATATTTTACCATGTTGCTGCTATTACCACCACCATGTACATATGCAAAAGTAAAATCTTTCTTCATGCAGGTAGCTCTATGTTTTGTTCCTGCCATAGAGGTTGCTGCACCAGTATTGGTTTCTGTCACCATACTGATAGATGATACTAGGTCAGTAGTTGCGTTCCAACTATCTCCAGTACAGAATATGTAACTCTTAAATGATGTGTTCCATGCAGAGTCAATATAAGCACCTGACCATGTAGTTAAATCTCCTAGATTACTCTGAGTAAATGTTGAGTGTACAAGTCTATTAACGTTCTTGTAAGAGGTTCCTCCACGATATCCACACTGACTAAATCCTCTGGTTATATCAAATCCTGCTTTATATGCTGCCTGATTCGCACCTCCTGCAGTTCCTTCTCCACCTTCATCCCAATAAGCCTGACCACTACTACCACCAGATCTCAGAACAGCACCAATGTTAGTTACATCCTGAGTTGGTAGAGTTACAAATGGTTGTCCATTTTGTAATAGAGTACCAGTAAAATCTATATTTCCAGTAACGGATACATTACCACTAAAAGAAGCACCTCCAGTCGGGAAGCTTACGGCTCCCGATTCATTCCTATTCGTTACTTCATCAACTTTAATTCTAGATGCCATGTCTCTTTAATGTAACCAAAGGGTCCAAGCGTTTGTATAACGATACTCATTATAAGCATCTGTGGTTCCCCAAATCACCTGACAAGGTGCTGAAGAACTTCCTCTTTCAGTACCAAAAGATAGAGGTCCAATATTCTGAGAGTGGGCGTTGTTACCACTAGTCAAGTTACCTGGATCAATAATAAGCATATTGCTACTAAAGTTTCCAGATGTATTACCATCAAAAATAACAGCCCAATAACCACAACCATTGTTTTGGTATGGTGAGTTGTTTACGATACCACTAAAGTTTTGAGTAAATGCACAGAAGTCAGCAGTCTGACTACCACCAGATACATAACTTGCTTGATAATGCACCTTAGTCAATTTAGGTAAACTACATCTAATTGTAGATAGTGAGTTACCACCAGCATGACTTTGCTCTCTACCAATTCTATGAGTTCCTTGTCCAATGGTATCATTATTAGTACTGCTAGTAGAGTTAGTGTTCCAAGCAGGAATAATCGTACTTGGACTTCCATATTCAGTATGTGCTATAGCAGAGTTATTTGCACCAAAGAATGCAGCATCATATTTAATCCACCCATTATCACCAGTACCATAACGATCAGTTGCATCATATTCAAACTGAAATGCTCCACTTCCAGGTATTGTAACCCATACATTCCCCGATGTTTGGTTACCCTGTTCATATGCGTCTTTAGCAGAAAATGCAGGATTACTTTGGGATCCACCACGGTTTCCTCCACCGCAGTTTGCCCACCTATCTCCAGTCCAAACTTCTAAAGTTGCTGAATCAGTATTGATAATAAGTTCACCTACAGAAGGGGAATTTGGTTTTGCGTTACCAGCATAACTTGGCAAACGAAACCTACCATCTATATCCAACTCATGACCAGACGGGACATTGAGTTTATTATTTGAAGAAGCAATTCCCTGCAACTTATTGACTGATAAAATACTCATGAGTTTTTAAATAATTGTCCAGCTACCGCCGTTGTCTATAGTAACAGTGTTACCGTTATTTATCTCCAATGGTCCTGCGCTCATACAGCAATCTCCATTTGCAACAGTAATGTTTTCCGAAACGGAACTTCTATTGCGTTTGAATACTCCATATGAATCAATCCATTGCTTATCACCACTTGCTCTAAGAACAGTAGTTTTTTGTCCACTAGATAATCCTTCGGATGCATTTATATTTAGACCACTATCTCCAGTAACTTGTACTCTATATGTTGATTGAATAGAGTTGCCACCTGGTTCGTGGAAATGACATCTACCACCCTGATCCCATGATGCAAATGTTTGGTCACTATCATTTCTAAAGAAGAAATCATCACCAGTTCTAAAGTAAGTATGACTGTTGTTAGAGAAGTAGAATCTTTGCTGACCACCATCATCTGATATCCAAGTGTTAACTACACCTTGTAGATAAGGTAGGTTAAGTGCACTGTAACCATCAAGTAAATCAGCGTTCAAGTTAGAAACAACAGTTGTAGAACTAACGCTAAGTGGTGCAGTACCAGTTGCAACAGTAGACTTGAATTGACTGTCAGTTTCAATAGTACCACCAACATTTATCCTTGAACCAGCTCCAGTACCACCTGCCTTATTGATGAACCATCTACCAGTACCTTCATAGATTGAAAGGTTACAAGATCCAGTAGAACCTTGAGAATTAATAGTTGCTGCAGTACCAGGACTTGCAAATCCTTTAATAACGAACCATGATGCGTTAGCATCATCTGCACCCACGACCCATGCATGATCATTATCTTTATCATCAAATGTGATAGAAGGAGATCCACCACTACCACCAAGTAATATACGACCTTGATTTGAACCACCCTTTTCAAAGATTGCGAATGCAGAAAGACCATCAGCATTATTAACGACGTGTAAAGGTGTTCCAGGATTGCTCTGACCAATACCTAAGCGACCATTACGGAAGTATACATTGTTGTATGATAGATGAGTTCCATTCCAACCAAAGTCATTACTGTCAGTACCAAAGCGGATGTAACCAACAGAACCACTGTTTCTACCCTTGATGGATAGAGAGTTAGTTGCTGCCTTACCTAAGTCAATACCATTAGCACCAGCAAGTTGTAGAACTCCAGTACCAGTGTTATTGAATGTACCTTGGTCAGCAGTTAAATCGTTAACTGTAAGGTGTCCAGAAGCGTCTCTACGAGCGATTGTATTAGCATTTGCTGCAGTAGACTGTGTGAATCCATCTAAGTAATGAGCGTCTAGCTGAGATGAACTACCATCGTTACCTGCGTGCCACACCGTATTACCATTAACGGTAATGTCACCAGTATTAATTCTTAAAGTACCATTTCCGTTGTTGCTATTACCACCAGAAATATAGAACTGAACGTCATAATCAGGAGCTTGTCCAGAAGAACGGAAGTCTACTGTTGGAGTTGTGGAAACAGCTGCCTTACCAATCTGTAGTTTAGCACCTGCAGCAGCATCACGTAATCCAATAACAGTAGTAGAACCACTAGAGATTGGGTTAGATGATGTTACAGTCCACTTAGTTCCTGGGTTAGGACCAACAACATATATGTTTGCGTTAGTATTATTACCAACAAATGCGATTGTACCTGTTACTAATGAATAAATCTCACCAGATGTATGAGTTGCTTCAGTAACACCATTAGCATCAACTACGATAGAACCAATGTTGTTTGTTGCACCTACATCAGAGTAGATAGTGTAAGTACCACTTGGGTTGATGTTACCATTAGCACCAGTCCTACAATGGAAATCTGGGATGTATAATGTGTACTTCAGACCACTATCATTAAGATAGAAGTTCTCGAAGACCATCTTGTCTTGACCAAGAACTTCAGGTAAGAACATATCACCCATAGGTGTATTGATTCCACCCTTAGAGTTACCGAAGTTATAACCTGACTGATACCATAGACCTTGTGAACCATCTAGTTTATCAGCATCTAATCCACTTCCAGCACCATCATTAGAACCTGACCAAATCTTAGACCAGTTACCATATACAGTGTTACCACCAGAGTTACCTCTTAACCAAAGATTATCATTATCAGTATAACCAATTTGGATAGCAGCAGAACCTGTTGCTTCCCTTCTGTAGGTCATGATACCGTGTGTGGTACCACCATCAGTTAGACCAGTTGCACTGTTATTTCTAAGAGCAGCGGATATACCGTTTGCTGCCTGTGCAGGACCAGGATTTGATGTAAGTGATGCAGTCTCGTTAAATATTCTGTTTGCAGTATCTGCAGTACCAGATATTGATATTGCGTATGTGGTATTTGCAAGACGTGCGGGATCAAGTGTACCAGCATTCAAACTACCAGCGTTCTGATAGAATGCACCGTGGTTACCATCTAGTTTGTCAGCATTAAGTTCTGATCCTGGTCCTTGATCTATTGTGACCTGACCATCGTTATCAATTACAAAACCACCTTGATCTTGGTTACCAACTGCCTGGTTAGCAACATCTTTTCTAAATCTGAATACACCGTAGTTACCATAGACAGTAGCGGCAGGAGTAAGGTTATCACCCTTCCTCATGTCAATTTCTATGTTACCATATACACGGTTAATAGTACCCTTAACAGCAGTTAAGATTGCTCCATTACCACCACCAAATTCTGCAGGTATTGTTATACTAAATCCAGCAGTATATCCTGTACCAGAGTCAGTTACAGTAGCAGATGTGATAACACCACTTGAAACA